AGTAGAGGAGTCTTACGAAAGAATAGGAATACAAGGTGTCTCTGGTTATCAATTAAAAAGTGCTAGACGTTCTTTAAATATAATGTTTCAAGAATGGGGTAATAGAGGTTTGCACTATTGGGAAGTTGCAAACAATAGTATTACATTAGTAAACGGACAATCCGTATATACTATGTTTAGATCTACAACAGACGGTACATCTGATGCAACAGCTGTTTATGGTGTTGATGATGTATTAGAAGCTGTATATAGAAATGCATCTAATGTTGATGTGTCTTTAACAAAAATATCTAGATCAGAATACCAAGCACTATCAAATAAAAGTTCAACAGGTCAACCAACACAATATTATGTTCAAAGATTTATAGATAGAATTACAATAACTCTATATTTAACACCAGGAACATCTGAAAATGGAAAGTTTTTAAATTTTTATTATGTAAAAAGAATACAAGATGCAGGATCATACACTAACGATGCAGACGTACCTTATCGTTTTGTCCCTTGTATGATAGCAGGATTATCTTACTACTTAGCACAGAAGTATGCACCAGATAGAATACAAGCTATGAAATTATTATACGAAGATGAATTAAATAGAGCATTATCTGAAGATGGCTCTTCTACTAGTTCTTACATAACACCAAAAGTTTATTACCCAGGAACATAATGGCAAATAGAGCATCAGGAAAATTTTCAAAAGCAATATCAGATAGATCAGGTATGGAGTTTCCATATAAAGAAATGGTAAAAGAATGGAATGGATCTTTTGTTCACATATCTGAATTTGAACCTAAACATCCACAATTAGAAATCAAACCACATGCCTCTGACCCTCAAGGTTTAAGAGATGCTAGACCTGATAGAACAGAAACTGCAGTTCCAACTTTACTACCATTGAATCCATTTGAAATAACTAATGGTAGTACAACAATTGTAGTTAGTGAACCAAATCATGGTAGATCCACAAGTGATACCGTTAGGTTTAGAAATAGTACAAATGTAGGAAATGTTTCGTCTGCAACAATTACTAATAATGCAGGGTATACAATTACAAAGGTTAATGATAATAGTTATACATTTGTATCAGGAGTTACAGCTTCTAGTACATTAAAAGGAGGAGGTGGACTTGCTTCAGCAGGCCCAGTTACAGTTACAGCATAATGGCATACACTTTAACAAATTTACAAGATGATATTAGAAATTATACGGAAGTAGATAGTTCTGTATTATCCAATGCTATTTTAAATACAATAATAAAAAACGCTGAAAACAGAATATATAGACAAGTTGATTCTGATGATAATAGATTTTACGCTACATCAAATTTAGCTGTTGGTAATAGGTATGTAACAATACCATCTGATTTAAGAATTATAAGATATGTTCAATTAAAAGACTCAAATAATAAACAAACATTTTTAGAAAAAAGAGACACCAGTTTTATGGCAGAATACTACGATACACCAAGCACTGCTAATGGATTACCTAAGTATTATGCTAATTGGGACGCTAACTTTTGGGTTGTTGCTCCCACACCTGATGCTACTTACGAAATAACTTTAGCATATGTAAAGCAACCTACCAGCTTAACAGACGCTTCTGTCAGTGGATCTGGAACATATATTTCTAATAAATATCAAGATTTACTTTTATATGCTGCTTTGGTAGAAGCATATGGATACTTGAAAGGCCCCGCAGATATGTTACAATACTACGAACAGTCTTTTCAAAGAGCAATACAATCGTACGCGGTTGAACAACAAGGCCGTAGACGCAGAGACGAATATAATGATGGTGTTATTCGTACTCCACTTAAATCAGAATCACCATCTAAATACTAAGGAGATAGTAATATGGCAAATATAGTACCTGATTCATTCAAAACTGGATTGTTAAAAGGAACGTTTAATTTTGATACTTCTGGTAATGGAGGAAACTCTTTTAAACTTGCCTTGTATACTAGCATAGCAGGATATAACACAGCTTCGACAGTTTTTTCAGCAACTAACCAAGTTAGTTCAAGCGGAACAAACTATACAGCAGGTGGAAATACTTTAACAAACAATGGAGTAGCAATATCATCAAACATTGCTTTCATAGACTTTGCTGATTTAACTTTTTCATCTGTTACTTTAACAGCTGCTGGTGCCGCAATATACAAGACAACTGGTGGTGGAAATGAACTGGTTCTAGTATTAGACTTTGGTGGAAATAAAACGGCAACTAATGGTGATTTCGTCATTCAGTTTCCTACAAACAATTCATCAAGTGCGATTATTAGAATTGGTGACGCATAATATTAAGGATTTTATAAATGGCTTTTGTATTAAATGACAGAGTTAAGCAAACTAGTACAACTACTGGTACAGGAACATTTAGTTTAACAGGAACCGAAGTAGGTTTCGAAACTTTTGTTGCTGGTATTGGTACAACTAATAATACATTTTACGCTATATCTAACGATGGAACTTCTGAGTTTGAAGTTGGTATTGGAACTGTAACAGATGCAACACCTGATACACTTTCTAGAGATACCGTTATCTCCTCTTCTAATTCAGATAACAAAGTAGATTTTAGCGCTGGAACTAAAACTGTTTTTTGTACTTATCCTGCAAAACGTGCTCCGTCTGCAGCTATGACAGCCACAACTTATGTAACAACACATTCATCAACGATTTCTGATGTTCAAACAATGGATTCAGGAGTTTTAGCAGGCCCAGTAACTGTATCTGGAACTGTAACAGTAACAGGTAATTTGGTAATTATATAATGAGTAAAATAGAAGTAGATACTATTGCACCACAATCAGGAACTAATCTATCGATTGGTGAAGCTGGTGATAGTTTAACATTTCAAAATGATGTTATACCAAACTCTGCTTTAGCAAATGAATCAATTTCAATTAATGGTGTTTCTGTAAATTTAGGTGGTTCAGCTACAATACCAACTGAAACACAACCAGTTATATCTAGTTTTACACCAACAGTTATAGATGCAGATGTAGGTGGCACAATAACTATTACAGGACAAAATTTTGCATCGATACCAAAAGTAGAATTACAAAGAGCAAATGGTGCTTTTCAATCTGCAACATCTGTTACATTTACAAGTGCAACAAC